AATTTGATTTTGATCCGGAGATTAAGGGAGATCTAGAAGTTAGGGCGCGTGGTACTGAAAGTTTCATGCAGAATGAAGTACGTTCTCAACGTCTTATTAGCTTCCTACAGATTGCTAGTAGTCCTGTACTAGCTCCTTTTGCAAAGTTTCCGTATATTATGCGAGAAATTGCAGCGACTATGGATCTTGATGTTGATAAGGTTGCAAATAATCCAGAAGAAGCGTTCAGGCAAGCTTTACTATTGCAGCAGATGCAAAAACAGGCAATGGAAAATGCTCCTCCTCAAGCAGCCGTTGGACAAGATCCTATGGGTACAGGCGGCGGAACAATTGGTATCGGGCAAGCCCCAGTACCAGGAGAACAGGGTGCTCCAACAGGCGGCGGTCAACAACAACCTGCTAATCAAGGTGGTATTACAGAACAACAACTTATGCAAATGCTACAGCAAAATCAAGCGGGTAATGCTTAATCATGAGAGAATTATTAATCTTAGTCAATCAACCAGATTTTCAAGAATTAATGGATATTTATCTGGAAGAAAAGAAAAAAGAATACTATAAAATACTAGAACAGTCTGACGACGAAACAGAAATGTTTCGGGCACAGGGTGCTTGTAGCTTATTGAATAGAATGAAAAGTATGAAAGTTGAAGTTCAAACAAAAGCTAAGAGGGGTTAAATATGACGACAACATCAGATATTATTTCTAAATATCGAAAAGCCAGTGAGATTGCTGAAGATATTGTTTCTCTAGGAAACGATTTAGGCGTTGATCCTATGTTTGTCGCGGACTTAATTTACTTTGAGAGTAAGTTTGATCCTGCTGCAAAAAATCTAGCAGGTAGTGGTGCTACAGGTCTAATTCAATTTATGCCTTTTCGGGCTAAAGCACTCGGAACAACAACTGAAAAACTTGCAAAAATGACTGCAAAGGAGCAGATGAAATACGTTAAAAAGTATTTTTCTGCTGATAATTTAGGTGCAGGAAACTTAAAAAAACTACGAGATAATCCAACACGTCAAAATTTTAACATGGCTGTTTTTTATCCTAACGGGATTGGACAAGACCCAAGTACGGAATTACCAAAAGAATTCCAAGATAAAAATCCAGGTATTAAAACCTTAGCAGATTATACAACTAAACAAATGGAACAACTTAGCGAGGTAGACCCCGGAGGTACATTTCCACAACCTATCTCACCGGGAATGGAGGAAGACCGCACACCTGCCCTACCTTCTTATCTTCGGGATAATATGCAGCCTGTGTCTTCGAAGGATATCACGGGGGGTGCAGCCGAAGACAGTCTCGCGGGAGGTCAAGCCAAAGATAATCTCGATGCTCAAATGTTTGAGACTACGGGATCTATTCCGGTAGAAACTGATCCTAGTCGATACCGTACTGTACCGGAAGGAAAGCTTACGGAGGGCGAGTCTCCATACAGCCGTGAGTTACTAGAAAGTCCAAATCAACAAGAGGTGGGTCCAGCATATACGGAAGAAGAGTTAGCCAGAGAGGCTTATGTAGATCCAGAAAGCGAACGTCGTCAGCGGGCATTTGAGGAAGGTGCTGGTGCGTTTGCTCCAGAAAGTACCGGTGATCAAACCATCGGTGATATGCTCCGTAGCTTCTTTGGTACTAATGAAGAAGCAGATACATATGAAGGACCGATGGGAGAAGCTGATCCAGCTAACTTTGCTGAAGGTGGTCCCGTAGAAAAGGAACTAGAAGTGACAAAGGATGATTTACCAGACCCACCTCCAGGAGCTACACCAGAAGAAGTAGCGGACGATATTCCTGCGTATCTTTCAACCGGTGAATATGTTCTTCCAGCTAATGTAGTTCGGTATTATGGGTTATCTAGAATTACTGATCTACATAAGAATGCTTTGTTTGAACTTCAACAAATGGAAGATCTCGGCCTAATCCAAAATGTAGATCATAACGGTGAAGAAGAAGATGACGATGATGAGATGGATTTTATTCAAGAACCAGAAACACTCGTTGTTGTAGAGTCTTCAAAAGGTTTGATGCACCCTATGCACTTTAATGGGGGAGGAACTTCTTCTGATCCCGATGAAAACGACGATCCGTCTATGGATATGTCAGGAACAGGAACTGATGGAGGCACTCAGGCATCGGGAGGAACTGATGTACAAGACCCAGCAGCTATGTCTGTAGATCCTAGTTTTACCGGTCCAAGTCTTACTGACGTACAAGACCCCGCAGCTATGACTGTAGATCCTAGTTTTGCTGAGAAAAGTATTGTTGATAAAGTTGGAGAAGTTTTAGCACTGTCAATTGTAAGAGGTATTCCAACAATATTAAACGAAGCGCAGAAATTTAGTAAGGAAGCGCAGAAACAAGCGCGAGCTAGAGGTATATCTTTTGATACCCCCGGTGATGAAGAAACTGAGGCTGGTTTTAGCGGATTTGGAAAAGGTACAGAGATTGGGGGTGATAACGGCTCTAGAGGTGGTGACGGAGATACTTTAGATTTTATAGCAGAAGAAGAATCAAGAAAACTTCCTGAAATTACAACTTCTGTCCGGCAATTTGTACCTAGAGTTGGTATTGTTGATACTCGTCCAAGAGGTCTTATGAGGGCTGCTGAAGGTGGTATGGCTTACGTACCAGGGGTAGGATTACTAGGGACCGGTCAAAACGTGTCTGAAGAAACAACATCAGAACTAGAATTACCTTCCCTAAGCTTTGATAAATTTACCGCAGATGTCTTTGGCTTTGGTAAAGTTCCGAATGTGGATACTCTAGGTGCAAAAAAAGCTGTTGAAGAATTTACTAAAAATAAATTTGAAGAGTATAAAACTAAGCCGCCACTTACTGGAGCAGATCTACAAACTCGCGTTAAATCAGCTAAAGAAATTAGCCCGAGATCAATTCTTGGAACTGACGGGCAAGGACCGGAAGCTAGTAAAGAATATGCTAAAGATAAAGAACTTCGACGTATCCTTATTAATCGAGGCGTTGATGGGGAAAACTTTGCAGACGTTATTAATAACTATAGAGCAGGACAAAGGCAAATCTTACCAAATAGTAGTCCTCTTTCAAATGAACAACTTATTGCAGAATTAGACGCGCTAAGTAACTCCCGTCGTGTTACTCGTGAAGGAGTTACATCAAGTGATATTCCAGAAGGTGCTACTAACCGAGATGTTTTAAAAGGTATTTTTGCACCTCAAATTTCAAGTTTGGAACGATACGATAGCCGTAATCGTCAACGTACAGGTAAAGAAGATCGTATCGAGGCTATTGTTACCTCGGATTCATTAGGTGAAAAATACGGTTATAATTTAGATGATCCCGCAGATCCTGATACTTTAAACAAGATTGTAAACTTTGCAAACTCGGGAACGTATAGTCCTGATTATACGCCCAAGAGTCAAGGTCTTATGTCTGCCCCACCCGCTAGTCAATCGCCAAGTGGTACTTTTGTACCCGGCGTTGGCTTAGTTTAAACTTTTTTGCGGGCTACCCACTACCCTCTTCGTGGTGAAGAGCTACTGGTGGCCCCCTATAGAGAGAGAGTAAAATGCAAGCTCAAGCAGTAGAAAATACACCTAAAGTTTCAATGATGAAGTATAAGAATAACTCATCGATTGAAGAAGAAGAAAAAGAAATTGAACGCCTAGAAGCAGAACGAGCGGGAAATTCCGAAGAAGCTAACCAAGAATCAGAAGATTTAAATCCTGAAGAAGAGACGTTTAAGAAACGCTACGGTGATCTTCGACGGCATATGCAAAGTAAAGAGTCTCAGTACGAAGAACAAATTTCTAAACTAAAAAATCAATTGGAGAGTGTTACTAGAAAACAAGTAAAACTACCAAAGAGTGATGAAGAATTAGAAGAGTGGGCAGAACGATACCCTGATGTGGCTAAGATTGTCGAAACAATTGCTACCAAAAAGGCAATTGAAGCACGAAAAGACGTAGAAGAAAAACTAGCTGCTGTTGATAAGATGCAACACGCAGTAAAAATTAAAGAAGCAGAGACAGAGTTATCTAGGCTTCACCCTGACTACAGTGAATTACGTGCAGATGCAAACTTCCATGCGTGGGTAGAAATACAACCTAAATGGATTCAAGACGCACTATACGAAAATGAAACTGATTTCCTAGCAGCAGCAAAGGCTATTGATCTTTATAAAATGGAAACAAAGCCGAAGCCTAGCGCAAAAGATGCAGCTAAGAGTGTTGGACGGCCACGACGTTCTCAAGAACCTGCTTTAGAGACTAGGGCAAAGTGGTCAGAGTCAACAGTTAAAAAGCTTTCAGGTAAAGATTACGAGCGATTTGAAGATGAAATTATGGATGCTATTCGTACAGGCAATTTCGAATATGACATTTCTGGTGGTGCTAGGTAATTTTTTACTTGACAAATAAAATTTAGTATGTTATAATATTATCTATACAATAAAAGTGGGCCGTTAATTCGGCCCGCTTCTTCCCAGACACCTCTAATAAATTAGACCACTGTCTGATCTTCCACTAACAGTTACGGAAAATTCAACTACCTGTACAATATTTAGGCCGGAAACCCTACCCTAATGAGTCAGCCTTGAATGCCTAATGTTAGTTCTTTTTAGCAAACAGCCTGAAAGGAGATAACCAATGGCTTTTTCATCGGCTCCTGGTTACGGTAACCTACCTAACGGTAACTTCTCGCCAGTAATCTACAGCAAGAAGGTACAGACTGCGTTCCGTAAGACCAGTATCGTTGAAGATATCACAAATAGTGATTATTTTGGTGAGATCAATAACTTTGGTGATAGCGTTCGCATCATCAAGGAGCCAGAGATCACCGTTAAAGCATATTCCCGTGGCACCGTTGTAATGCCGCAGGATCTAGACGACGAGGACTTTACTCTTGTTGTCGATAAGGCAAACTACTTCGCCTTTAAAATTGACGACATCGAAGAGGCACATTCGCATGTGAACTTCGAATCTCTTGCTTCTGATCGCGCTGGCTACCGCCTTCGTGACCAGTTCGACCAAGAAATCCTTGGTTACATGAGTGGTTTTAAACAATCCGCTATCCACGGCAGTGCCGATACTGCTCGTGTTGCTGGCGATAAGTCCGGTACCGATCCGATCACCGTTGCTGACAATGGTCTACTAGCTTCTATGCTAGTTGCTCGTAACAGCTTCGTTTCTGGTGGTGCTTCTACCGATTCTATCGCTACACACCCAGACGGCTCCACTGGTGAGGCAACCCCTCTACAGGTTCTAAACCGGATGGCTCGTCTTCTTGACCAGCAAAATGTTGACCGCGATGGTCGTTGGGTTGTTGTTGACCCCGTTTTTGCTGAGCAGCTAAACGACGAAAACAGCAAGCTTCTAAACAATGACTTTGCTGGTGGTCAGAATGCTGGCGACATTCTTCGGAATGGCCGTATCATTTCTGGCATGGTTCGTGGTTTCCGCGTTTACCTTTCAAATAACCTACCTTCAATTGGCACTGGTCCTGCTACCATTGACACCAATGGTTCCGCCACTAACTACGGTGTGGTCCTCGCTGGTCACGATTCTGCAGTTGCCACTGCTTCTCAAATTGAAAAGGTAGAGACATATCGGGATAACGACAGCTTTGCTGATGTTGTCCGTGGTATGCATCTCTATGGCCGGAAGATCCTTCGTCCAGAAGCTCTAGTCCGTGCTCATTATAATATTGCCGGTTAAGGGGGAGATGAATCATGGCTCTAGGTGATAATACTCTTACCGTTGCTCGTGGCAATAGCGCTCGTGGTCGCCAGCCGTACTATGTGCAAGGTTTTGTAAACTTTGCTACTGCCGCGACTGACAAGGGCGGTGCTCTTGCTGCTGCTGACGTTATCCCGGCTCTTACCGTTCCAGCAAATCATGTGATTCTAGCTGCTGGTCTTGAAGTTTCCGTCGCTAATGTTGGTGGTTCTTCGGACGTAACACTAGATCTCTCGACTGCTGGTGGTGACATCTTTGTTGACGGTTTTGACTATGACGCTGCTGCCGTGGGTGACTACGGTGCAGCCGATGGAGACTTCCGTCCGGTAGTAGTCGGCGGTACCGCTGATAACCTCGATGTTAAAATTGCAACTGCAACTACCGCCCCAACAGGCGGTGAAGTGCGGGTCTGGGCTGTCCTAATGGACATCGATGACTCCGGTTCAATGGTTGCTGACGAGGTTTCACGCGACCTAGCTTAATTGTAGTATTGGGGCGGGGCTTCGGTCCCGCTCCTCTACTTTTAGGATTTTTCATGGCGACAACTTTTATTACATTAGTAAATGATACTTTACGCCGTCTAAATGAAGTGGAGATTGCCTCTGCTGATTTTGAGACGGTAATTGGTTTTCGTGCTCAAGTAAAAGATGCAGTTAACGCAGCGCTACATGAAATTTCACAACGTGAATACTTTTTTCCTTTTAATTTTACTCAAGGTAGTTTAACACTATCTTCCGGTGTGGATACATACACACTAGCATCCAATGTTAAAATTGCTGATTGGAATACTTTCCGTATTAATTATGATGCGGGAAATAATTTTTCTGCCCGTAAACTTCGTCAGATAGATTATAACAATTATCTTAGTACATATTTTGAACGAGACAACGAAGCGGGATCTGGTGATTACGATCAACCTATGTATATTTACAGGACTCCCGGTAACAATGTGGGGTTTACTCCTATTCCAGATGCGGCTTATTCAGTTTCTTATGATTATTATGCTTATCATACAGACTTAGTTCTATCTACTGATACAATGGTAGTTCCAGATGCATTTAAGCACGTCGTAATTGACGGTTCTGTATATCATTGTTATATGTTTAGAGATAATTCCCAACAAGCTGCGATTGCCAAACAAAAATTTGATTTAGGGATTGATCATATGAGATCCCTGCTAATTAATACCAATCGTCTTTTAGAAGTACGCGATACACGAGTTTCTAATTTAATTAACACTCCGACAGGGAGTGTTTAATGGATAATTGGAAGGACGTTACGGTTTTATCCCGTGGCGGTCTATACACAAACGAAGATGCTCTTGTACTAGCTGCTAACAATCCAGGGGCAGCTATTCGTATGTTAAACTTTGAAGTATCGCAGTTTGGCGGGTATAGACGTATTAGTGGTTTTGCACCTTACGATGCAACATATCCAACTGTTCCTGGTTTAGGTAAAGTTTTAGGTGTCTGGATTCATAACGAAACAGTATATGCTGCTCGACGTAATTCCGGCGATGAAACTGGTTCTTTAGGAACAAATCCTTTTGCAGTTACAACAGGAAGTGCTGCTGTTACTGTAACCCATACTTCACATGGATTGGCAGTTGGCTCCTTTGTTACTTTTGCAGGATCTTCTACAGTTGGCGGGCTTGATTTAAACGCTGAATTTGTTGTTACTTCAACTCCTACTGCTAATACCTATACTTTTAATGCTTCAGCAACTTCAGATTCAACTACTTCAGGCGGCGGCGCTTCTGTAACTTATTCATACAGTTATTACTATTCAGTTTATAGATTTACTGCTGGAGTAGGTTGGGGGAGTGATATTACAACTGGTACTCGCTCTGCAATTGGTATTAATAAACTGCGAACTACAGAACATAGTTTTACAGGTTCAGAAGTTCATATCGTTACAGATGGCGTAAATCGTCCCTTTCGACATAATGGGGTAACGTATATTGAAATTTATGACCGGCAAGGGACAGCAAACACCGATACTGAAGCACAATTATCAAACGCTTTTTCGTCTAGTAATGGTTCGGTTACCATTAGTGTCGCTCATACCGGACATGGCCTTGCCCTAAACGAGGTAGTTAGATTCTCAAACGTGTCAGGTACCGTAG